GTAAAAGCAGAACCACCAGAACTAGTTCTTATCTGTAAAGGATGAGAACCAACATGACTAGAATTATCTATTATGTAAGTATGTCCCTTATAGAAGGTAAAGTTAGGATTATCACCAGACGTAGCCCCTGGACCAGAGAACTGATAAGCAGAACCTGTTGCTGCAGTGGTTGTGTACTTTGTTACGGGACCCGTGGTTTCATCATTTAACCTGATCCATACACCACCATGCGCGAAGTACAGTCCCCCTGTGGCGTGAACATGTGCTACGGCTCCATGATATGTTGAAGCACTAGGTAAATCACTTAATGCGCCATAATAAAATACAATTTTATTTGCACCAGAACTAACATCAAAAAGACCGTTCGCATCTATGATGTCTGTCAATACATTAGAACTATTCCCCAATGCCGCATAAATTTCGTTAAAGTTGTCATTTATCTTATCGGCACCAGCACGAAGAGTATCACCAGTGCCGTCATTCGCGCTTGATCCGATACCTACTGCTTGCTTTGCCATTTAACCCTCGTCAAAAGTTTTATTAGATGAGTCCAGTGTAACACTTGTGGAGTCAAAGGTCGATGCTGACACTGATGTGCTCACGGTCACAGATCCTAAACCCATCAAAACAGATACACCTGTTGGCTGTGTCGGAGTGACAACAGCACCACTAAAAGTGACATTCCCTATTTTCCCTGTCATGAAAACAGGAGTTACATATCTTAGTGTTTCTGTACTAAACACAGGAAGAGAAACGGTAGTTGGTATTTTGTTATTTTCCGGCCTTGGATCTCTTAAAGCCTGCGGATCAACAACTCTACGCCTGGGTTCTAATTGTGGATGTTTCTCTTCGTACTCATCAAACCCGACCTTCATTCCATTCCATTCGGTTTTCATGTCGCGCAAACGATATCGAAAGCCAGAACGGTCTGAAATGCCGTAAGCATCTTTTCCTGACGCATACCTAGCCATTAAACCCTCAAGAATTGAATGTCAGGCTGTAGTTTCAAAGACACTCTGTCTTCGTCCTCATCTGCGGCTCTCTGAAATTCTTCTTCATAGACTGTTTTTAACAGTTGAACTCTTTCAGGAGATTTCTTCAGGGCTATGTAATAAGCCATTCCTGCCGCTGCACAAGGTAAGAAACGAAAAGGAAGTTCAACATCATTTACAGATGCATCTGCATCCTCGATGCGTCTAACATAGTAATATACAAGCTGATCAGTGCTATTTTCAGGAGTAGGCCATAAAGTTATTTGTGGATCTATCTGCCTGTTAAAATAATACTGAGAAGGTCTACCCTGTGTTGTTTTGCTCGGAACAGATAAGTAATCTCCTCGGCTCACCTTTGTGATATTAAAGTCAGTCCCAGTGCGTCTTATCACAACCTCAAGTAGATCGACAACATCTTGTCCAAGTGTTTCAGTAGCTTGACCTTGAGTAAGAGTAACTGTGGATTGACGAACTGTCCATAAATTCACGCCTCTATTCGCCCAATCAGCAAACATAAGGTTCATAGATCTACGAGCGGTACGAGCATCATAACCAGTACGCACTTCAAGCCCACACCGCTCATACGCCTCTTCTATAATATCAGAGACATCAAGAGTAAAATCTCTAGATCCAGAAGTTGCCATTTATCTTGACCTTACTCTGCCGCCTTTACGCATTTTTTTAAGACTGCCGCCGCCCCTCATCTTCTTGAGACTGCCGCCGCCCTTCATCTTCTTTACGCTGCCGCCGCCCTTCATTCTACGCATTTTTTTGAGACTGCCGCCGCCCTTCATCTTCTTTATGCTGCCGCCGCCCTTCATCTTCTTTACGCTGCCGCCACCCTTCATCTTCTTTACGCTGCCGCCACCTTTCATACCGACACGTTTTTTCATTTTTCTTGCTGCCATTTCAGTCTCCTATAATATTCTTGGCGTTGATGATAGGATGAAGAACCACCATAATACTCCTCACAAGTGTCATAGTAACCCTTCTCTCTAAGCTGATCTGAAGCCTCTTGCAGTCTTGTCAACCTTTGTAAGAAAACTATAGCGTAAGGCTCCTCTTCAGTCATCTCTATTTCATCATCTAATAGATCATTATCATCAGACTCTGGATGAAATCCCATTAAAAACATATCTTTAGTGCTAAACTTACCTTCAGATATGCTTTCATTCATATTGTCTAAAAATTCATAATATTCATCAAATTCAGAAAAACCATAGTCCACTAAGATAATAACCTCTTTTGAGTCATCCCATTCTTCTATAGCTTTATATAACACTCTCCAACTGCTTGTTTTTTTAAATATAAAACCAACTTTATCTTCTCTCCATGCCTTCTTGGCATAAGGGCACGCAGGTAAACCATTATAATTATCACTTGCTTGTTCAAGAACAGAAGCAGACCAACGTCTAATTTCTTTTATTATCTCCTTCTTATTCATTTTTTTGTTCTTCTACGAACAGATTTTACACGCCTTGGCTTACCCGCCGGTTGCCCTAAACGTTTCTTTTGAGCAATACGAGAGGCTTTTTCTTTAGAGGACATTTCCTTGGTTGTTTTAGGAGTTTTTGAAGAAACACGTTTGGAAGGACGGCAGTAAGGAGTTCCGCGTTTTTCACCCTTCTTTCTGCCACATTTCTTGCCAGTGCGTACATCTTTCCAATCTTCTTTAAACCACCGTTTAAGAGCTAGACCAGCCTTTGTTTTTCTAACTGCCATCAGGATTGCTCCACTGCGCCTTTAGTTCTTTTCCTTCGCCTCGGCAATACTCTGCCGCAACCTCTGGCTACGGCTGTCCCTGTCTTCTTCTTCCCACGAAACTTCCGCTTGGGTTTCGTAACAGGGACTGTCATTAGAACGTCCTACCTTTGCGTTTAGAAGAGCGACTCTTCTTTTTAGACTTTTTACCTTTTCCTCCAGTTCCATAATTTGCCGCCCCTACCTTTCGACATTTCGCAATGGCTCCTGAAGCGTAAGCACTAGGAAAAACCTTGTAACGTGCCTTTACCTTTTTATAACAAGCGTCTTTAGGCATCTTTTTTCCTCCTGGCTTCGTAATCTGTTTACTCATTTGTGCTCTGCTAATAGCCACTATATAAACCTATTAGCCAATGCTGTTGCCACTATGAGAGCCGCAATCCCCCATAAACGTACATCTAATCTGTCTAATTGACGTTGTATCTCAGCATATCGTTTATCACATGACTCTTCATGTTTCTCAAGCTGACGAAGAACTTCTTCTGGGGTCATTAGCATTTCCATCTTCTACGAGCCTGTCTTAAACGGCTATTCGGATTTTTTGCGGCCTTCGGAAACTTCTTCATTTGTCCCGCAGACCTAGCGCAAAATGACTTACGTCTCTTTGCTGCCTTACTACCCTTTTTAACCTTACCAGTCACAGCAGTTTTTAACTTACTGCCTGGGTTCTCTTTTCTATATCGAGCAACACCAGCCTTAGTCATTCCCGCTCCAGATTTAGTGGAGCGGAAATACTTTTTGGTTTTAGGCGGCTGTTTGTCTTTCTTTCTAGCCATTAGCCAAAGAAACCAGTGATAGAGTCCACGTTAGTCAGAGTCACATGACACTCACTATCGAAGATCATACCGTGATCTGGAATGGTGATCTGATTATCATCAGATGTATGAAACACCATGGACAATAAGGTTGCACCACCACTGCCGTTTTTGAAAACCACGGCAGGAGAACCACTACTAGCAGTCTTTACATAGAACGCTTTAAGACGGGTTCTGCCGCCCTGTAAGGTTCCAGTGCTCGTAGCAGTCTTAGCTGTAATAGAAGCAGCCATATCGACCTCCTATTAAGCGGTTGGTGAATCCGATGAAATGCCAAAGAACTTCAAAGATATTTGACCACCAGCACCTGCTGTGCCTGAAATAGTCACCTCAACCTCATCGGCGGTTGCTTCTGCTACTTGACCAGCGGCAAAGCCAGACATGCCAAGCACACCGTTACAGCCAAAGAAACCTTTAAAACCAGCGGCGTTGATGGCTGTTGTAGGTAATCCGTCAACAAATCCATCTGGATCTGTATCTGTACCGATGTCAACAAGATTTACGTTGTTAGCAGCGGCTGTCACAACAGTGACCGCCACACCCATAGGGATGAAGTTTGAAGGAATACCAACAGAAGCCTCTTTGTGACCTGTGCCTGAAGCGGCAATGTCAATGGTTGCCGTGTATGTTGACAACGTCATCTCATTGGTTAAAGCACCTGTTGTGCTATTCTTAATGATGTTCTTGAAACCATTTTCGGAACGGACTGGTCCGTTAAATGTTGTGTTAGCCATGTAAGTCTCCTGTCTTGGCTAGTGTCAGTCACCCCATGCAACTGTCAGGATATCTTACCATACATCAAAAAAAGCGGAGCCGCAACAAAACGGCTCCGAGTTTAGGGAGGATCTTTATGAGTATATATAAACTAATAGAAAAAAGGGCGACCTGCAAGCCGCCCTTTTCGCAATACCTAGTATGGAGGACTAGGATTTATGCACCTGGTGAACCAAATACACAACGAGGATCGGAGAAGCCGAAGCTGTAACGCTCACGAGCCTTGAAGCGCATGTTACCGGTGTCGAAGTCTGCTTCCATCTGTGTTGACAATGGAACACGCTCAAAGTGGAGGAAACCACGAGGAGCATCTGTCAAGAGGAAGAACGCATCTGGGTCTGTTAGGAAGTCGTTAATGGTATAACCATCAGGCAACATACCCATTGACCGTAAAGCGTTAACATCGTTGTCAGCAGTTCCAACACGCAGATTTGAAACCAACAGACGTTCAGCAACAAATTGTAACTGACGCGGTACTATCAATTTCATTCCCCGTAAAGCAACCCTTAGACCACGCTCATCAACAAATCCAGCTATGCTAATCAATGAGTCTTCCAAAGAAGTTTCATTCAAATCAGCAGCGGTAGCTGGTTCGTTAGCAAAAGTGCCTCCGTTTGTTAGTGGATGAGAAGCATCGCAAAGTGCAACACCATCACCACCAGCAGAAGCACCAGCCGTAAATGCATTGTTTAGAATGCTTGCAGCTTTGACTTGCTTTGTATGAGCCATTGAACGAGCAAGAGCACGAGTGTAGCGGCTTGATAGACGATCATACAGATTGTCTTCAACGGCCTCTTCAGTGATGCTGAATGCCAATGCAATGGTTTCATGGTTGTACCGAGCGGTAAATGACTCGTTGGCATCGTCAAAACTCACAGCAGCACCTTCTGCTTTAGTTGGTGCGGCTCCGAAGCCTGAGAGCATTACCTCTTCTTCAAATGCACGATCTGAAGACTCGGTGGTAAAGATTTCGGCGTGCTGGTTTTCATACCTGTCATACTCCATTCCAAACAGAGCATTTAGGCCAGGCTCCAGCTCTTTCGCCAGTTGTGCGCGAGAAATAGCCATAACTGAGCCTCCTTATACGCCAGTCGTAGAAACAGTGCCCTGTGCAATGCTTCCGTTAGGAGCATTGAAGTGGTTGTTTATACGAACGATTAATGGAATACCAGCAGCACTAAAGTCTGCGTTTTCTGGATCATCAAGGATGCCCATAATACGCAAAGCATGTGTGTTAGTGGTAGCGACTGTGTTCAAATCCGCAGTAGCAGAGGAAATACCTGTGGTGGTAGAACCACTATTACCTGTTGCCATTTGAATATTTGCAAACACTGCGGTACGAAGTTCTGCCTCAGTATCGTTAGAACCTTGTACATTAGATGTTGCAATAGTAAACAACATGGACGGATCGTCATAGACGAAAGCTCTGACGGGGAAATTTGCGTCCGCGCCGGAACCAGGCCAGAAGTTAGAGAAGATTGTTTCTCCAGTGGTTGAACTGACATACTCACATCCGTTAAACACACCCAAGATTGACACTGTGCCACCTGCGGCGGCTTGCAAGTCGTCAATCACTCCCGCAGCAATCGGAATAACCGCCATGCCTTGGAAGATAGGGTTTGAGTTATCGGATGCAATGCGATACTCAGTCGTACCATTGGAGGCTGGGGCTGAACCCAACATACCATACGGCCTTAGACCGAATGCTCCATTGACATTTGCCATGAGAATAACTCCTTATCTCACTATGAATCAGAGTCGTTTTTACGACCTCCGAAAGTTACACGACTCTGCCTATCGTTAGTAATAGGCATCGAGGGATGTTGCTCCCTCATTAAGTCCTGATCCACAGCAGTCATCTGTTCGCGAGTCCGATCTCGGTAATGTTCGGTTCTTTCCTGCGCTGTCTCTTCAGGTATTCTTGCCAGCATTAATCCACCGTGTCCTATAACACCCGCATGCGATCCTTCATCAATTACAGCATAATCGGTTCCAGAATACTCATCGGCTCTGACTGGTTCCCAACCTTCACGAAGTTTAGTGTGAACGTTGATCTTATCATCTTCACCTCTAAGAGCAGTTCTAATCCAACGATGCTTATAACCATCTGGAGCAGTTGGTGCCTCTAACCGACTCGGCGGTGCCCAAGGCTTTCTGCGCGTAGTCTTTCCGCGTGTTTGTGTTGACCGTGGTTGTCTTGTGTCACTCATAGCTTAGTCCTTTACATACTTAGCGTATTCTTCAAGTGGAACACCAAGTTTTTTAGCTATAGTCACTTGTGACGGAGTCAACTTGACGGTCCTGCGCCCCTGTTTGTTACTGCGAGATGCGGAAGTATCAGCCGAGGCGACCCTTGTACTTCCCCCGTTTTGCTTCCCGCCAAGCTCGTTTGGAAAACGTTCCTTCATGCGAGAATCCATTTGAGTATAGTATTCATCTTCCGTGCCGTCAAACCCTTCAGCACGAAGATTGTTATGAATAACGAACGCAGCCTGCGTCATAATCTCATCTTCACCAAACCAAGAATTCTTTTCTGCCCATTTTTCAGCTTTAGGATCTGCCGCAGTGGGTTGATTTTGTGCTGGTGCAGGAGCTTGCTGAACAGGTTGTTCTGCCGCTGCAGCGGCTTTTTGATCTTGATTTTGCTTTGCTAAACGAAATCTTTCTTCTTCAATGGTTATCTTAGAGATAGCACGCTGTGCTTCAACCATGGCTTCCGTGTCGCCGCTATCATGAGCTTCTTTAAATGCTCTTTTAGCTTGCTCAAGTTGTGAATTTATACGAGTGCCATACTCATTAAGATAGCCTTGATCAAGAGTGCTAAGTCTATTTTTTAGATCTTCGTTCTCTTTTTTAAGTTCACCAGCCAAACGAGAGGCTTCTTCTTTATCACGCTCTGCATATCTATACTTTTCAGTCAGTTTCTTGATGCGCTTCTGAACACCCTTACTGTAATTGTCCAGTTCTTCTTCGGCGCCTTCACCCTCCTGAACTTGAACTTCAGGTTCATCACCAAGTTCAAGATTTTGTTGAACGGGTTTACTGTCCGAACTGTCATCTATCGTAATTTCAACGTTCTCTTCAACGACTTGTGCTTCAGCTTCTGCCACTATGGCCTCCTTAGACATGCTTAACGTCATCTGGTTCAAGGATAGTGGCAATTACCTCATCATCATTGATAATGCGGACTTCACCACCTTCAATCTTAAATCTTGATCCAGCGTACCGACCAATACATACCCATTGACCTTCCTTACACCAAGGCTCTGGGCTGTCTCCGAATTTGTTGGGGTCTTGATACGCTAAAGGTCCTAGCTTCAAAACATATGCCACCACGGTGGCTAACGCTTCTCGCTCACGGGCTTCAGTTGGTATGATAATTCCACCATCTGTTTTTGCCTTACCTTGATAAGGCATCACGAGCAAGCGCCAACCCGTGGGTTGTGGCAAGCGTTCTGTTAAGGGCTTATCAATAAGACTGGGATCTAAAACTCGTTTGTCAGACTCTACATAAGCTGTTTCAGCAGAAACGGGTTCTTTTGCTTTTGCTTTTGCGATATGATCAGGAACGTATAATGTCTTCGCCATCGTCTACAGTTCTCTCCAGCAGGGTTTTAATTTCTTCCTTGGCATAGACAAGTCCCTGTACTTCTCCAACCAACCGCTGGTATTGCTCAAAGTTTTGAACACCACCAGATGTCAACATATCAGCGATCTGTTCTTCACGCTGTGCCAACAACTTATAAACATGTTTTGCGAAGTCTGCAACATCCATTGTACAATTAAAATGTTCCTGCGAACTTTTTACCTCTTACAACGGCACCACAACCTCGACTCATATTAGGTGCATCTACGCTCATTCCCTTACTAAAACCTTTTACACCACGACCTTTTAAAATGTCTTTCTGTGTAACTTTTCCGTCACCTGTTAAGTCGGGAAAGCCAGTGCTACCACCATCTGCAAAAGTTTTAACCTCGGTATCATCATCTCTTTCTTTGAAAAGATCAGACTCGGCAAGCTCTTTAACATCTTCACTACCAAACTTTTCAAGTTCTTCTAATTCAATAATTCTTGGATCAGTCATTAAAAACTCCTATTTCTTAAAAAACTTGGTTGCTGCACGAGTTCCAAATGAGGCCGATACGATTATGCCTAACGTGTATCTATAATACTCTGGCATAGCATCTAACGCAGTAAAACCGGCAGAAACAATCTCTCTGCCCCATTCACCACAGAAGGCTAACACAAGTGGCACTGAAAACAAAATTGTAAGCCATTCGTCTTTCCAACTATTTGCAGATGCATCAGCCATCTTGAGATCCCAGTCGATCTCACCCGTGGCTTTCTTCTCCATTATGACTGCTTCAGCCTTGGCTTTAGCAACTTTCGCACCAGTCACAGCCTTCTTCTCTTCGACTTTGCCCTCAAGCCATGTGCCGGCTAAGTTAGCTATTGGTCCTAAAAATTGTATCATTCGTCCTCCAAGATTTCCAAAATCTCTCCGGCTTCAAGTCTGACCTTTAATTGTTTGCATGACCACTTCTTATCAAAGTCAGCAGTATGTCCAACATTACGTTTTATCTTACGGCGTATGTTCAGACACTCGGATAAATTTTTATAAGGCGTGTATTCAACTCGCTCTTCACCTATCATCAGTAACAAAACAAAAGTCATCTCAATCATGGTTTGTCAACTTTTCAATGTTATCCTCAATCTTGGTTAACCGCCTGTCGTAAAACTCCAAGACCAGTTTCTGTTGCTGATCGTGTGGTGCGTTTCCAGATTCTATGTTTTCTGCGAGTTTCTCCAACTCACCAGATAAATG